ATATTTGGGTGGAGTCGGTGGAATTACTATACCGGTAAATAAACGAATATCCGAATGGGACAAAGGTAGACGCGCCGATTTGGATGTATTCGGTCATTTCCATCAGATGTTCGACGGTGGTAAATTTATCTGTAACGGATCATTGATCGGGACGACTCCATTCAGTTTGGGGTTTGGTTACGAAATACCGAAACAGACTTTTTTTGTTATCGATAAAAAACGGGGTAAAACGATCGTGGCACCGATATTATTAGACTCAAATTAAGGTTATCTCCGTAAAAGTGTCGAATCAGTTTAAATTTATGCCCTGAAATGTGTCGATATTATACCTATATCATTGGAACGTGTCCATCAAATCGCATAATTTACCCACGTTTATGACCATTTATTAATTTATCTCGCTACCACCGCCGTCCCGGTCCCTCTCTGCCGGGGCGGTTCTCCCTTTTTAGTTATACTATTTAGTGATTACGTTCACCGATTATTGTATTATGTTGTGGGTTCGTTATTATTTGGCGCATATTTATTTTAAATAACTATATATTATTGTTGTATCATGTTATTATATCTCTTTATATTTCCCCAAGTGAGAAACATATATAATAATATAAAGGAAAATAGAATGAACGATAATAGAACTAATTATAAATCAAGCTCAGAAATCCTAGATAATTACCCCGACCTTCGCCCAATTGATCTTGACTACCTCTGCAAGAATAAATTTGTAGAATATGTTTCCCAGGGTAGAGGTATCCCCCGGATGATCCATAAAGACTCCATTAAGATAATTGAAGCATTTTTAAGTAGACGTAAAAGTCGTAATGCGTAATGCGTAATTATAAGTATGGCGGGGCAGGGGTGTCTCGCCTATTTATAATAAACGGAGATCAAAATGTTCTGGGGTGAATAATGGCAGATTTATTAAATTTTCAACCGTTAGAATTTATCGGAATTACCTTGAGAGTCGCCCACATAGTATTATTGATTGTGGTCGGTTGGTTGTTTCGATTGATGTATCAAGAGATAAAAAAGGAGAAATAAGTGAGAAAATCAATAGAAAATTTTAAAAAACTTTGTGAGGATTTCAGACAGTTTTCATTTGATGAAAGGGGTGGCGGGAGCAATTATTATTGTAATGAGCAAGTACGTTGTTATTTCGCGACTGGAAGCGATCACACGAGCGTAACCATCGCCGAGATTGAAGTTAGTTTTTTTACAAGACCGACCTTATCACTACCAATCCATAAAGTTGATATGATTGACAATATAATTATTGAATACCGTGGAAAACTTAATGTGTTGATTGCTGAATATAACAAAAGAACCGAGCAGGAAATCCAAGAGGCCAAAGTTATTGAAATTGACAGTCTTGAAAAGAGATTAAACGAATTGAAAGACGGTTCAAAATGAGTAAAACACATTGGAAAAAACTACAGAATCCGGATTATATCGGAGCGTACGAGTTAGAGGACGGCAAAGATTTGAACGTAATAATCGATTCAGTCCGAACCGAACAGGTCAAAAACGTACAGGGTCAGTCCGAAGAATGTTGTGTCGCACGATTAAAAGGACATAAACCAATGATATTGAACGTTACCAACTCGAAAATGATCGCCAGATTGACCGGTTCACCTTATATCGAGGATTGGTCAGATACGGAAATGACGTTGTACGTGGCGATGGTTCCGGCGTTCGGTGAAACAGTCGAGGCACTTCGGATCAGACCGAAAACAGCGAAACGAGAAAAGGAAGTTCTAACGCTCGGTCATAAACGATGGGACGGGGCGGTTAAGGCAGTCAAATCCGGATCGTATCAATTATCCGACATTACCGATAAATACAAATTAGCCGACGATGTTCTAGACATTTTCAAAAAGGCAGCAGGGATCGACGATGAAATTTAGAATCAGAGCGTCGGCGTGCGGGCAGATCATGACCAATCCACGTAAAAAAACCGATCTTATCAGTAAGACCGCACAGACATACTGCGAAACATGGCTCAAAGAAAAACTATATAATCGACAGCACACGTTCAGTTCAAAATATACCGAGAAAGGTCTATTGACTGAAAACGAATCTATCGACTTCTTGGCGGAATATTACGATTTGGGTTTATTGATGAAAAACGATAAACAGTTTAGTAATGAATGGATCACAGGAGAACCGGACGTAATTCAACCGAACTTAATAATCGATGTAAAAAACTCATGGAGTCCGTTTACATTCCCTTATTTCGGCACAGACGTCCCGGATAAGTCTTATTACTGGCAAGGTCAATGTTATATGGACCTGACCGATACGGACGAGTTTTGGTTGATTTATGTACTGTCTGACACACCGCAACATCTAATCGAACGTGAGATGTTCAGTTATGCGCGTAAAATGGGAATGACTGATCCGGACGAAGCGATTTGGGATCATTTTATGAAAGACATGACATATTCGGACGTGCCAGACGATCTAAAAATCAAACGTTATATAATCAAGCGAGACGACAAGGCGATCCAGTCAATCCATGATCGGGTCGAATTGGTTCGGGATTATCTGACGCCGTACATTGAATTGAATCAGGCTTATTTAAAATAGCTTTGTTGTGTGTGGTGACCAAATCTGGCGTTCCGGGTTTCTCCTTGACCCGCGTCAAATCACCACATCGGGGCGGTTCGGACTGGTTAAACCGAGCCGTCCCATCGAATTAAGGGCGTGACTTTGAGTCGCGTCGGGCCGGTGGGTTGAGGGTTCGACCTGCCGGCTCACGAGATTGCCCGTAATAGCATAAAGCAATGCACCGCAAGGTCGGTTATTCTGGATGCAAATTCCAGTACGGGCGCAAATTAATAGAGAGGTAGAGATGAGACAAATAATTGGATTTATCATTGGTGGAATAATTGGATGGGCCGTTGGACATTATATCGTTTGGCCGTTAATATTAGATAGTATGATATCAAATTGCCCCAAAATAGTTCACACCATTAAAGGCGATGCGGTACTATCGAGGGATTGCAACGATCAGGAATATATCTGGACACCCGCACCGTACGGAAACAATAGAGTCTATAAAAGAGGAGACGAAATCGAATGAAAACAATAATATTACCATACTTAATCGACACGTTCACCCAATGCCGTGAGGATTTTTTGATCCAAGTCGCAGATAATTTGACCAAATTACTTCACGACGGATCGGACGAAATCACCCGACAGATGGCGTCAGAAATGCGGACAATATCGGATAAGAATTTGGAGTTGATGGAAACTAACGCGGGATTGGAATCAAGTAAAAGGTTCGACCATAAACAATTAGGAATTTATAAAAAGAACGACCTCGAATTACACGAAACAATCCGCAAACTCAAACTAAAACAGGCCGATCCAGTCCAACGGAATAAGGAACTCCGCCAGGTCGAAACGGTCATAATCGACGGACTCGAATATTATCGGGTCGTGGCGGATCGGGATGTGGTGTGATGAGTGTAACTTATTCGTTCGTCTGCGACGACTGTAAAATTCGGTGTTGGGCGGGGCAAAGTCAATACATATATGGATATAATTATATTTCTAAATTTTTACATAATCATATCGACCACAATTTAAGATTTATTAACGATCATGTTTTTGATGAAAGGTCAGATTACTATGAGGATGCAGATGAGTCGGACACCTCAATTAAGCCAAAACCAAAACAAGACTAGAAAACATAATGTATCATAACAGCCAGAACATAACCGGCCCGGGACTACAAACCAAATCAGCCAAAGCAGGGACGCAAGATCAACGCGTCTTGGATTGGTTTAAGCGGTACGGCGGCAGACATACACCAGGTGACGTATTTATGTCGTCTGGTATATTCGACACGAATTATCCGACACGGATCAATTCAGCACGACGAGCAATATCGAATCTGACCAAATCAGGCGAACTGACCAAAACGAACCAACGGAAACAATGTCCAGTCACCGGCGAGATGGTGACGTGTTGGGAGTTGGCAACGGATCAAGTGGGGTTGTTTTGAGAATATTAAATCTATACGCCTGTTTAGGCGGTAATCGTTATAAATGGGACGAGGTTGCAGATATAACCGTCACAGCAGTGGAATTGGATACAGAACTCGCAAAGTTATACCAGGAACGATTCCCAAATGATACCGTCATTGTCGCGGATGCACATAAATATTTATTAGATCATTACAAAGAGTTTGATTTTATATGGTCATCCCCGCCCTGTCCGACGCATAGCCGAGCCAGATTTTGGGGGTTTGGGACGAATGGTAAAAATCCGGTTTATCCAGATATGGGATTATATCAAGAAATATTATTTTTGCAACACCATTTTAAAGGTAAATATTGCGTTGAGAATGTAGTCCCATATTATGAACCAATGGCGTTTCCATATCAAAGAGGACGACATCTATATTGGACTAATTTTGAGTTACCGACTATTCTGTCAGATCGAGACATCCCGGCGTTTACCCGAACAGATGCAGTAAAAAAATTATGTGAGTTCCATGATTATAATTTTTATCAATATAAAGGCAAGCAGCGAAAGGAGAAAATCGCTCGAAATCTGGTTGATTATGAAGCCGGCCGCACAATATTAGAGACAGCATTAAAAATTAAGCGGGCCGATAACGCGACCCAAACCAAACTATTCGAGGAGAACTAAATGTTTTTGATAATTGAAACCGAATACGATTCAGTCGAAAATCACAACTTCGCTAAAACAAATCTGAAATTCAAAACATCGATAACTAAAATCGAATTGGATAATCCAGATATAACAATAGTAAACGTCGATAATTTAAAAACGTGGGATATTTGTACCGGCAAATGGACCGATGTGGAGATGGTCTAATTTTTTACTACAACGACGCCCCGGTTTGGGTCGGATAGAAATAACTAAAGGAGAAAATAACAATGTTAATAAATGATCATTTCCAGAATTACAAACGATACAACGTCAGGAAAGCGCAATTAATCATTGCAGACATACCTTATAACGTCGGCAATAACGCATACGGGTCTAATCCTGCATGGTATAAAGGTGGCGATAATAAAAACGGTGAAAGCGAACTGGCAAACTCTGAATTTTTCGATACGGATAAGGACTTCCGCCCGGCGGAGTTTATGCATTTTTGCAATAGATTAATGCGGAAAGAACCGAAAGAGAAAGGTAAATCACCCGCAATGATTATTTTCTGTGCATTTGACCAACAGATGTATTTAATAGAATTGGCTAAAAGATACGGGCTTAATAGATATATTAATTTAGTATTCCGCAAAAACTTTTCAGCACAGGTATTAAAAGCAAATATGCGGATAGTTGGTAATGCTGAATATGGTTTATTGCTTTATCGGGACAAATTACCCAAATTTAATAATCATGGTAAAATGATATTTAATATTATTGATTGGGAATCTGACGACAAATCAGGATTATACCGGAAAATACACCCGACACAAAAGCCAGTAAAATTATTAAAAAAGTTGATCAATATATTTACAGATGAGGGCGATGTCGTAATTGACCCGGTGGCCGGGAGTGGATCGACTCTAATCGCTGCAATCGAATTAAACCGGAAGGCGTATGGATTTGAAATTAAAAAGGACTTTTTTAAAGAGGCAAACGAATGGATCGAGGCAACTAAATCGCAGGGCGATTTATTCCAGACGGTCAGTAAAAATCCGAACCAATCAAATCAATCTAAACTGTTTTAATGCATAAACTAACCCGGTTTGGGTGTATATTTAAACGATGGTTTTAATAGAAATTTATAATAAACAGAAACTCTTACACCCTGACGGCCTTTTCAACTGGGTATTTTGTCATCCATCACTATTTTTGGCGAAAAACTACCTCGTTTCTATTAGGACCATCCCGTCGGGGTGTATTTTTTTGGTCTGAATTATGGATGCCGGATGGATAAAATTACACCGCCAAATATTGGACAATCCAGTAATTACAAAAGACTCCGATCATTTCACTTTATGGATTTATTTATTGCTAAAAGCAACGCACAGACCGCGCGAAATACTATTTGATAAACAGCGCATAAAACTATCACCTGGACAGTTCCAAACAGGCAGAAAAGTAATGCAAAAGGAGACAAAAATAAATTCGTCCAAGATTGAACGGATTTTAAAAAAGCTAAAAACCGAACATCAAATTGAACAACAAACGTGTTCAACATCTCGTATAATAACAATACTTAATTGGGACACATATCAAAATAGTGAACAGGGTATTGAACAACGAGTGAACAGCGAGCGAACAACGAGTGAACACAGACAAGAAGTTAAAGAACTAAATAATCTTAATAACCATTCTAAAAATACTCTAAAGAGTTCTGACAATTCAAACCCACCAACTGGGCAGAAATTGTCCGCTCAAAAACAAAAAGATTTAATTCTGAAAGATCAATTCAATCAAGCCAGATTAAAATTCCCCGGAACGAAACGAGGGCTCGATGTCGAATTTGATTACCTGAAAAAAACACATAAAAAAACATGGCGCGAAATTATACCAGAATTATTACCAGCAATAAATAACCGGATCGAAGTCGCACAGATGAAAGGATACAACCAAGAGTTTTTCGCGGAATGGGCGCATTTCAAAACGTATATTTTTAATTCAAAATGGACCGAATCATTTGGTGAGGTCAAATCATACTTTACAGGGAGATGAAAATGAATAACTTCGCACCACCAGGACCACGCGATCAGGCTCTAATCGAATTATCCGAATACTTCGGCACACCACTAAACGGACGACTACTCAAAGCATATAACGACATACTCGGAGGTCTGGACGATCATAAATATTTTGCAGTGGTCGAAGCGTGTAAGGCCAATCCGGAAATCCTTAAATTCCCCAAACCGTTTGAATTTGATATGATACTACGACGGGACTTTAACGATATGTTCGCCGAAGCAGGCAATAAAAACCCGTGCCAATGGTGTGATGACGACGGATTTATACCGGAACTATCAGATTTTGAAGGGGCGCCCAGATTATCGTACATGGCGTGCGGTCGATGTCGGATAGGTGATTCAAGAAAAAACGCCTTGAGACTACGGAATATCAATTTTACATTCCATAATAAATTTCCACAAGGTCAATTTGAATGGGACCGGTCAGGTGAGGATTCATATTGCGACATCGTAATGACCGAATATCAATCTACAATCGGACCGATACAGGTGAAACGGGCAGAGGACAATAGAATCAATAAAACCGAACTGGCTAAAAGTTTAGAATTAATCGAACAGGGTCGCCCAAATGCAACCTGACTTCATATTCGAGGACATTCTGACCATTTCCGACGGACTGATTTACGACTCCAACGGGAACGACATAACCGAAAACGACGCGAAAATAGCCGGGTTGATCCGATTTATCGCGTTTAAATTAAACGAAATAAATGAAAGTGAGGGGAATTAAATGCAAGTTGAACGAATGAACCGGGGCGAATGGGGTAAAATACTCGCATTTGTCGATATAAAAACAGACGAGGGATTTATTCTCAAAGGATTCAAATTGATCGATGGCGAAAAGGGTCGATTCGTCGGGTTCCCGAGCCAAAAAGGTCAGGACGATGAGTATTATCCGACAATACACGGTGACACCGACCTAAAAGACAAAGTGAATCGGGTCGTAAAAGACTATTACGACGGCGACGGATCAGTTCCACCAAGTCAGGACGAAGAAAAAGAGTTGCCGTTTTGAAGTATAAATTCAGAGGTCTAACCGAAGATGGTCGATGGGAATATGGTTGTTTATTCTATGATGATAATGGAAAGCCAACTATATTGAAAAATGAAACGGATTTACCTGTTTATGTTCGCCCCGAGACAGTAGGGATGTGGACAGGGCTGAAGGATAAAAACAGTAAAGATATATTTGAGGGGGATAAGGTGAGATTAAGAAAAACCGACACTGAGGGATATGTTATATATAGCCAAAAAGCAACAAAATTTGCGGTAAGAATATATCGGAAAGGTTATAATCTTATGGAATCTCATCTTATGTCATTGATTAACTGTGAAGTAATCGGCAACAAATGGGAGGACGGGGAATGATAACCCTCCCCTATCAAATCCCATCGAGGAATCAAATCGATAAAATGCACTGGGCGAAAAAAACCAGACTACGACAATCATGGGAATTACTCGTCAGGAATCAAATGGCACTGAATAAAATAAAACCGTGTCAATCAGGCGATGTATTCGATATTACCGTCATATCATACCGACACCGCAGAATTGATCCGGATAACCTGATCGGTGGAGCGAAACAACTGATCGACGCACTCACTAACGAATCATTCATCTGGGACGATTCATTTAAATACTTAAATCCAGAGTACAAACAAATACTAATAAAAAAACATATCGAACCGTACACAACGGTCGAAAGGGAGCGAGTAGTATGACCCATTGCGGATGGAAAATATTCAAGGACGACGACAAACTAATCGCCAAGAAATGGGGTGCGAGAATGTCCGTTGATATTAACGATAATATCCAATCAGCCAAACAAAAATTATTCGATTCAATTAAATTGATGCGAGATAAACAAATCTCACTGAAAGAAAAGGACTATCCAATGACACAAAAAGAAATCCAACTGGCAGCAGGGACACCATTACCCGTATCGATTGTCGTCGATTATGCCAATAACACCAATAACACCAATAAATACGAATACAGACGATCACCCAAATTCGTCGCGCTGTTTATCTGTACCAAATGCGATAATGTCTGGGCGTCAGATTGGTCATGCACGAAACGAACCGAAAAGAATCCAGGGTTCGAGTATTACACCGGATTACCTAAATGCCAACATAAAAAAATATGTCCGAGATGCCGACCGACACATGATCAAAACGAATATAATAAATTATATCTAAAATCCAGAGCCAAGAGGTATCGGAAAGGATTAAAATGAGTAAAGCAGAACGAATCGTTGATATGATGGGCGAATTAATTACGTCGGCCTCAATAACCGGAGCGGTCGAAAAGGTCCAAGCGATATTGGATGAGCCGGATGAGATTGTAGCAGCCGAAGCGTTTTACGAGTTAGACATGACTGTCTGCAACATATTGACCCGCCTCGACAAACTCGAATTAAGGGGAGACGTTCACGCTGACCGCATCAACAAACTCGAATCGAACCAGAATAACGATACCGAACTACCAAATATATCCGGGATTTATACACGTATCAGCAAACTAACAGAACGGGTCGAATCACTCGAAAAAACAAGAGTGGACGACTTCGCACTAAATATTGTTGGACGACTTAAAACCGTCGAAGCAAGACAGGCGAATCAAGACAATCCAATGCGATAATCCGTCGATTAATTAAAATCGGTACAAATTGGCGGATTCGGTCGTATATTTGCGACCAAGATGACAGCAAAAAAACAATTAGGAAACAACGGCGGAATTACCGGCAAAGGGTTTAAACCTGGGGTCAGTGGAAATCCAAAAGGCCGACCTAAAAAGGGCTTTACTGTTACTGAATATCTACGTCAAGCGGGCGAATTAACCGCACCCAAACCGTTAAGGGATAAGCTGTTAGAATATTATATACTACCGAAAAACGTTAAAATAACCATGTCGTATGCAGTCGCACTACTCGCATACATCGAAGCCGCCGACTCTAAACCGTGGGCGTTTTCGTTTATAACAGACCGGACCGAGGGCAAACCCGCCCAGACGGTTATCCAAAAGGATTCAAATAAACCCGATTTCAGTGAAGTCGAATTTGTCCGGTTCAAACAGTGAGATTACAATTCCACCAGGAGGACTATCTACCGCATCAATGGGAGTTCCTGACCTCACCGAACCAAATCAAGGGACTCGTCACCGGGTTTGGTGGTGGTAAGACTCATATATTTCTGACCGAAACATTCCATAATCACGTCATGTTGAAGAACTCGACCGGCATATCGAACGGGTGGATCATTTACCCGACTTATGATCTGGCGGAAGAACTATTTGTCGGACCATTCCGGGACCTACTTGAAGAAAATTACATCGATTACGAATACAACGTCAGTAAACACCGGTTTGAATCTGATTTCGGACGTATCAAGATATACCAATTACAAAAACCGGCATACATTGTCGGGGCAGAATTGACCTACATCGGATTTGATGAATTTGATATTGAGTCGTGGAAGAACTGCCACACAGCATGGACCAAATCGATCGGTCGAATGAGAGGGTCGGAAACGGTCCGAATCTACTTTGTGACCACACCGGAAGGGTTCGGATACACGCATAAACTATTCGTCGAGGACAATGACGGATCGCGTCACCTGATACACGGCAAGACGACCGATAATCATTTCTTACCTGACAATTACATTAAATTACTTCGGGATACATACGACGAAACTTTACTCAAAGCGTATATGGACGGTCAGTTCGTCAATCTGCAATCCGGATCGACCTATTACAATTTCAACCGCGACAATAACGTCAAACCGGTCAAATACAATCCGAATTTACCGATACGATTCAGCGTCGATTTTAACGTTGATCCAATGGTCGGTAATTTGAGTCAGTTATATTCAGACTCCCCTCGGTATAGGATATTCGATCAGATTAAAATAAGCCACACCGAAGGGCGACTATTGACCGAGGACGCCTGCGCCGAGGTACATCGACGTTATCCTGGTAATGCCAGATATATTGCTTACCCTGATCCGGCCGGTAAATCACGCGGGACGTCATCGCGTCGGTCAGATCACCAGATATTAATAGATAATCGATTTGAATTACGGGTCAAACGAAAAGCGCCATCCATTGTCGATTCGGTTAATGCGGTCAATAAGATATTGCCGGACGATTGCGTTATGGACCCGAAATGTCAGGAACTGATTAAAGATTTTGAACAGGTTATCAATAAACCCGGTACGCGGGACATTGATAAATCGAATAAATTACGAACTCACGCATCCGATGGATTTCGGTACGAAGTGGACTATGAATCACCAATTAACCGACCATTCTACGGAAGGATGCCAAGATGATACATCAAAATTTAGGGAAACAATTACTTGACGCTGCGAAGTTAGCATTTGACAAAAAATCGATTGACCAATGGGTCCAGGACCGGAATATGGCACTGGATTATTTTAATGCGAATACACTGAAATACACCGAGAACGTTTTAAAGATCGGCACGCTGCCATCCGGATTAATGAATCCGACGAAACGGATAATGGAACGGGTCAGTCTGGTTTACATGGTCGAACCGATCCGATCGATCGATGGTGAAATATCCGAGATATACCAAGACGATTATGTCAATCTCGACATGAGGATGCAACGCGGTGAAATACTAACTAATTTGTTGGATGCGGTGGCGTTCAAACGGTCATGGCGTAACGATAAGATGGAAACCGATTTGATCTGGGAATATGAGTTATTATTCAGTACAGAAAACGCGATGCAACCGGTGGCGTTTACCTATCCAATATCGACCAGAGCGCAGGCAAATAATGACGTCGCGATATGGGAATACTGGGACGCGGATCATACTTATCTGTACGAACGACCCAAAATCGGTCAGGAGACTGTTATCGGTAAGATCATAGACGACCCGGATAATCCAGACCATGAAAACGGATACGGATTGATCCCAGTCGAGTTTGGATTCCGTGATGGCGTACCGGATCATAATTTTTTAGACGTCGATATTGCACGAGACGTCGTCCAGACCAATTTGATTATGAATGTAGTCGAAACGGCCAAGACCGGGAATATTGTTTTCCAGTCATACGGCAAGGAATGGATCGCCGGTGATAATGTCGATATTACTAAATTACCCGAGGGTGTTGACGAACGATTAGTCATTCCAGAGGGTGCGCAGTTTGGTATTGAGTCACCACCAAACACAATCGAATCAATCGAAAAGGCATTGGACGGAATGATGCGACGCGTATCGATTAATTGGCATCTACCCGCCGATTTCTTTGAGTCACAGCCGGAGAGCGGGACAGCCAGACGCGAACGGAATCAGGAGTTACAGGACGACAGGCGCAACGATATTAAACGATATAAGAATCTCGAAAAGGCATTATTTGAGATCGACAAAGTGATATTTAACGTTGAAACGGGTCGGGATATTGGATCAGAATTAACAATCGATTTCAGTGAGACCGAATACATTATGACCCAGGACGAAAAGCGTGAGGCTGACGATTGGGATTTGGCTCACAACATGAAGGACGAAGCTGATATATTGATGGAACGTGACCCGGACAAATTTCCAGATCGAGCCGATGCGGTTGAACATTTGGTCGCTCGTGGTTGGGTCGATAAACAGAATCAGACCGAAGCGGACCGATTGGTTCAAGCGTTACAGGGTGGCCAAGTTAATCCGTAATGGCTCGGAAAATATGTCCACACTGTAAGAGCAACCAATATAAACACGTTGCAACGAGTATCACCGAGGCGAGTTGTGGCCCCTCAAAACCATTTAATAGAAATAGACATATTTTACAGGCTATATGCTTGCGGTGTAAAAAATACAGAGATTTAATTATAACAAAAAAAGATGATTAAATGCCAACACCTGAACAGCAAATCCAGAAGATTATAGACGATACCGTCGAGGTAATGACGGGGACTCTATTCGAGGTCACCGCCAACGTCGATCCGGCCGATATACCCCGCGTAATTAATGCGGTCCAATTAGATTTATTTACCGATGCGATGGAGTCGAGTATATTAAAAGTATTGGATGCCGGGTTCGTCGCAGAACTATCCGGATTGACTCAAATCAGTCCATTGTCCGGTCCGATTCTCCAATCGTATATCGACATTGAGGGCGCGTCATTTCTGGCTAATCTGGGCAATTTAGGTAATACGGTCAAAAACGAAGTGGCAAAGGGAATTTTAACCGGGGCAGGGCGGTCCGAAATTGCTCGCGCAATCACAGGATCGACACTGTCACCGGCCCAATTAGAGACGTTGATAAATACCGGATTGAGTACGTTTAGCCGTACGATAAACACAGCGATGCAGAACGAATTACCGGTCGAAACAAAATATCGATATGAGGGGCCACTGGACGAAAAGACTCGCCCAATCTGTATCGAAATGATTGCAGCAGGGGCGTTGACTATTGCGGAGATCGATTCGAGATTTCCAGGATCACGAACTGACGGGGGCGGGTTTAATTGTCGTCATGGTTGGTTTGCCGAGGAGGGTGTAAACATCAATCAGGAACATCGGGCCGGTAAGATTAAAGATAAATTGATTGCCGAAGATAAGTTTGGCAAACCGCAGACATTGCGACAGATACAAAGTGAGAGGGATTAATGACTGACCCATTACATAAGATTGCACATTCCGCGCACAAAAACGCGGTCCAATCCCCGCCTGATTCAGAAATATGTAATGGACATAAGCGGGCTAAAAAGATCGATAAGCCATTCATTATCATGGTGAGATACCCAAAGGCGAATTTCCTCCGAGATCATAATTGGCACAGAGAATTTGGCAGGGGTTATAAAACCAGAGAAATAGCTGAAAAGGTCGTGCAATTGAGACAACGCCAATGGATTAAAAACGTTG